ATCTGATAAACCTTTGGGTATGGATCGTAGTGAAATAGGCTTTAGCCTAGCCTAGAGGGTCTACCAAACAATTGTTCATCTAACGCCAATCTATCCTCAGATAGAGGACTCAGCGTTGGCATTTGAGTTCCTGATACATCAGGCAAAGGAATACTAGGAGTTGGGACCTGTGTAGTTCTTAAAGACTGTTGTGCTTCTTGTTGCAGATTTTGTGTTTCTGATATTGTGTCTTTTATCAGATCTTTTACAGGGTTAAGTAATTCTTCTATACCAGCCGCATCATAAGCACCATCCATAATGCCACCAGCAACTTCTCCTGCTTCTTCGGCTTCCATACCTAACTGCCTTACCAAAGTCTGTCTTAGTGCCTGTTCTGTCATGTCTATGGCCGTCATAATAGATCCTTTATCTGTCTTAGACACTATAGAAACAAAACTTGGTGATGCAAACAATCTTCTGGCTACTGCTAATCCCAATACTGAAGGTAATACCGCTATAGGATTTAAAGCCAAGCTGGCACCAATACCAGCAGCTACCAGACCACCAGCCGCTCCGCCTCTGCCAGCTTCTTGTTTGGTTAATGTGTCTAGTTGTCTTTGGAAGTTTCTCAAACCTTGTGAAAGTTCTTTTCCAAACATAGCTTCTAGAGTTTCATCACCATAAGAGTCTAATGCTGTTTTTAAATTACCAGCCTTAAACAGGTCTGTGATTCTGCCCTTGCCGTTTATGTCTATAGATTTAGATAAAAGCTTCTGCATACTAGCCTGTTGTATGCTGGTGAATACTTCAGGACTAACGGTATTTTTTAATATCTCTATATTGGCATTTGCATTTGGCCTAAATATTATATTAACCGTCTCGTCTATACCTTTTAGAGGTAAATCTGATATAGCTCTGTTAGCTTCAAGTTTTAATCTTTCATCAGATGCTTTAGCTAATTCTTTTAGACCTTGAACAAAAGCTAAACCTTGATCGCTTGCGCTTAGACCTTTTCTTTTTGTTGTGAAGTCATTAACAAGGTTTTTAATGTCTTGTGGTTTGATTCTTGGACCAATTTTATTAACTTGCTCTATTGTATCTCTAACAAGTTTAGCTGTATTTTTACCTGTAGCTGTATCTGTAAACAAAGCATCTAACTTGCCTGGATAATCTCTTTCAAACTTTTTAATTTCTTTCGCAAACTGAGTGAAGTTAATTGATTCGTCTACAACATCTGTAGAAGCTCTAAACGCATCAGCAAACAATCTTTTCTTTAATTGTGACTTTAAAGTTCTTTCTGCGTTTGCTGGCTTGCCTGCTTGAACCATATAGTTATCGTAGTCTCTAAGAGCTTTAAATATGTCCTCTAGATCTCCTCTTTCGCCATTCAAAATAACTTTTTTATAAACTTCATCTGCGTTATGCGCACCCTTCTGTGAGTTGGATATTATTTTTTTAATCTCTAACCTATCAAAAGGTGCCATCCTTTCTGCTGCAATTTTATTGGCTTCTCTAAGTTGTTTTATTGCGTTATTTACTTCTCTTACTGCTTGTCCTTCTAACTCTATAACATCATCACCTAGACCTGCCGCTTTTATATTCTTTGCTAGTTGTACGTTAAACTGCTCTACACCTTCTATTTCTAGTTGAGTAAGGATACTATCTGGTTGACCAGGTATAAATATTTCACCATTTTGACTAACTCTAGAGTCATCAAGCTTACGCATGATTTCTATAATTACTTTTCTTTCTGGACTCGCCTCAAGTGTATCTCTAGAAATAGTATTTAATTTTGAGTAAGCGTTTCTAACGTGAGCTAAATTTACTGGACCTCCTCTGGCTACATCATTTTGGAACTCTAATAATGCGCTTTCTATCTTTTTAACAATACCGCCGTCTAACTCATCTCGGTTGTTAACACCCCAAAAGTAATCAGCATCTTTGTGTTGTTTAATTAATTTAAGAGAATCATCAATATTTTTATTTATAGTGTTTCTTACAACTCTATCTAATGTTTGTGCCTTCAATAATTCTACGCCTGACTTACCCTCAGTTGAAGTGAGTTGTTTGAACATACCGTCAACAGCTCTGTATTTTGTACCTAGATCAACCATAACTTCTCGTCTAGCTCTACCTAGATTGTCTTGAAGTATTTGACCTAAAGCTCCTCTGCCAGGTGCATCTGCGTAATTTCCAACTTCTATAGCATCATCTACTACATCATCTAAGAGCTTACGTAGTTGCTGTGTAACCGTTTGTTCTTTTAATCTTAGGGCCTGTAAGCTGGCTTGTACTTGCTCATCTAGACTACCTTTTGTTGCATCAGATATAGATTTTTGTAGTAGTGCGTTTTCACCACCAATTTCTCCAAGTAAATTATCTATCTCAGCTCTAAGATATGCTGCGGTTTCTTTATCCCTTGTATTACCTAATACCTGTTCAGAAATATCTTGTAACCTACCAGGCAATTTAGCTCCTAGAGTCGCTTGTGATGCTATACCTTTGAAATCAAACTTTGCTACCCTACCGTCTCTTACTGCTTTTGCTATTTGTCTTTCTGTTGCTTCTTTACCTAGTTGTGCAT